CAACTATAAGCAGACATTGTCTTACTTTATTAAGTTTACTCGCTCATGAACGCTTTAGGATCAAACTTGCCTGTCTTCACTTTGAAGTTAGACTTGCTTTTTCCTGAGTTAAGGTTTGGTGAGACTATACTATCCATGATAGCGGCTTTGCCGTCTTCTAAACCTTGAGAACGAAGAATTTTTTCAATTTGCTTACGATAGAGCATGAACATGGCAACATCAGCAACATTGGCATGACTTGACCATATTTCATCCATCATTCGTTTTGTAGCAAACTTATAAACTTCTTCTTTCTGTTTTTTTGTTACTTTCCCACCCATAAATTCGCCCATGTTTTTTATGTGGCCTTTTAGAGCCTCACGTGCCTTACCAGCACTTTCTTTTCTTTTTAATTGTTCTTCTACTTTAGATTGATTCTGATTTTGTGTTTGTGTTTCAATCGCATTATTAATCAATCTTCTAATACTTTTTGCTTTCATCTTCATCATTCCAGCATCTTCTAATTTATCTAAAGATTCTTCTAGTTCTGCAGCATCCATGCCATCAGCTTTTAATTCTTCCTGAACTAAATCTCTATCTGAAAAAGACAAATAACGTTTAAATTCAGCCACCTGACTATCTGGAGTTGCTTGAGCACTTTGTTGAATATAAGCATTAATTGATTGTAGAATTTCTTCTTTTGAAGATCCCATCACTCCTAACTCTTCTGCAACCTTTTTCCATTCAATATCTCCTTGAACAACTTCTTTTTCTTCTTCTTTAGGACTTTCTTTTTCATCTTCCCAATCATAAACCTCTTCTTCTTCTTCTTTATCCTCTCCTTCTACATCTTTTGCCCATTTCCAAGAATCATCATCTTCTTCTTTATTTTCTTCTTCTTCTATTTTTTCCTCTTCTTCTTTTACTTCTGTTACTAACTCTTTTAATTCATCATCTTCTGTAAAAGCTAAAGGATTAAATTTTTCATCAATCCCATTTTCTGTTGTTACTTCTGTTGATTCTTCGACAGCTTCAACTAATTTTGATTCGTCTTTTGCCATTATTTTTAATTTTAATTAATACTCCCAGCTTGCAAATATACAACTTTTTTTTAAATCTTTGATTTAGCTCTTTCTAAATCACTTCTTTTTGTACTCAATGATGGGGTGTTTTCATCATCTTTCTTTTTATTTTCCCTATCATTTTCTTTTTCACTTTCACTAATATGATGATCGGCAAGTTTTTTAGTCATTTCACTTTGCTCTTTAGCATCGTGAATATCTCTATCTGTTTCAGATTGAATATTAGCAACTTCAATTCTAGAATCAGCACCAATCTTAGCAACTTGTAATTTAGCTTCATTATCTATTTGCTTAAGCTGTGCCTCAGCTTCAAACTCTACTTGTTTCTGTTGAGCAGCAGCTTCTTGCTCTTGCATTTGTTGTTGCATAGCTGCTTGTTGTTGTTTTTGCATTTCATCCATACCTTTTTCTAAAACTTTTTCAGCTTCAGTCATTGAATCTGCTTTTAAGACTTTAATTACATTTAATAAATCTATATTTCCAGCTTGTAAAGCAGACTGTGCTAATTGCTGAACTACTTGTCTCATTGCATCATCTTTTCCACTATCACCAACATAAACACCATAATCTTGTAATGAAATATCTGGCATAGCATTTAAAAATTTATATGCTCCATCTCCTAATATCATACCTGCTTTTTTACCATTAGCCCAAGCTATTTTCATTAAATTACATAAACTTTCTAATATTCTTTGTTTAACTTCTGCATGAGAATAAAACCAACTTTCTGTAATAGTTGAAGATTGGACTACACTTCTTTGAACATTTCCAACATATTCATATTGTTCCACTGCACCTTCTCTTTGTCTAGTTACACCAGAAACTCCTCCAGCCATATCTTCAAGCATTACTTTTAAGTTTATTAATTGCTGTACAGATTGAGATAAAGTAAAATCTATTTGTTGAAACTGATTAAAAGTACTCACCTGATTACCTTCATCTTTAGAATTAATTGGAATAATACCATCTGTTTTTAAATGATATAAAACAGTCTGAATATCCATACCTAAATTAGTAGGCAATTGTGATGTATCATATACCACTGCTTTACCTCCAGAACGAGCCATAGCAAGTTCTATTTGATAAACAACAATATTATAAAGCATCTGTATATTATCAAGTAAATCTACCATTGAAACAGGGCTCCCAGTGGTATTATTTTTTATACAACCTACATAAGATAAATTAGTTTTACCAGGATCATCTATACTTCTTACCTGATTATCTCTTCTTTGAGCTTTCACTAGTATCTTTCCTCCTATTTTTGTTGCTTCCCAAATATCATCCACCCATTTTGTTTGAATATTTTCTCCTTTTCTAGCTTTATATGTATCTTTTACCATTTTTCTAAATGGTCTACTTGGATTATATTTATTATCTGATAATTTAAACTTTATGGCTCTTAAAGATTTCCACTCAGCACTTACCACACGAATTTTAGTTTCTTCGCCTTGACCAACATCAACCCAATCAAAAGATGAATTATAATTATTTACATCCCCACCTTTATATAAGTTTCTCATCTTATCTAATTCTAATAAATCTTTTTTAGTAAGATAATCTTTATAGATATCATTTATTTCATTAATAGTAAGCCATCTTTCTTCACCAACCCACGAAGCGTTATCTAAATAATCTGAATGAATAGAATAATCATATACAATAGTTCTAGGATCGACTCTTCTTACATAAGGATCTCCATTATGTATTTCTACTTTAAAAAATTCTTTTCCTGTTACAAGTAAATCTCTAAAACCTTCTTTAAATACATCTTTTACATTATATCTATTAACAATATATTCTAAACCATCTTGTGCAGTTTCTTCAATCATCTCACGATAATTATATTTCATATATAATTCTATATCTTCAGGAATAGGAATACCTTGTCCTTGCTCTATTATATCAACACCTTCTCTTTCTTTAAATTCTTTATGAAAATCATCTAAAAGTTCTCTCATCATTAAAGTAACTTTATGATCGTGTTTTCTTACCACAGCTTCTTTATTAACAGTTGAAACCTTCATATCTATAGGTCTTCTTAATTCTTCTCCTACAAGTAAATCTATTTTAGGGGTGATGATAGGATAATTTACAAGTCTTGCAGGATATGTTAATCCATACTGTTCTGTCAAATAACTATAATCTGCTTGATTAAGGTCTCCATTATAAATTTGATAATTTCTTATATCTTTTAGTTTACTAGAATTATATATACTATCTCCAGAAGACATATATCTAGTTATAGAGTTTAGTACCTGTTCGCACCATTCGTCATTCTTTTCTTTTTCAGAAACTAACATTGAAGGCATTGATTTATATTTATTTTCCATTATTTTAATTTATTGCTATAGGGACACCATTATATCCCATTTTATAATATTTAAATCCTAAGTCTTTTTTCTCTTCTTTAATTCCAGCTTGTATTCTATAATTATCTATATTATGAATCAAACAAAGACCAAAGGCCATAGCTCGGTCAGTATTTTGTAATCCATAATTAGCCAACTCATCTATTAAATCTATAAACCAAATATCCTGCACACTCTCTCTTAAATAATCATCTATCAAATCTTCTAATAAAGCTTTAACCTGTTTATTCATATGCACACCATATCTATTTCTAGTTTTTGTACCAGGATTATGTGCAGATTCTGGTTTCTCTTTCAAATATTTTAACCCATTCATTCGTTTAAAATAATCTAATATACCAATTTTTGTATATTCTACCAGCATTCTTGAGTTATAATACACTGCTAACTTTAAACATCCGTCCCAAAAATCTTCTTTTTTCTTAGGACGATCAGTATATTCAGCAACTACGTAATCGCTTGGCATATCAGTATTTGCAAATCTACGATAAATAATCGCACTACCCAAGGAATCTGACGCTCCAGCTTGATCTTGATCATAAGAATCAATACCTCCAATATCTAAATTTTCATATTCTATCTCTGGATGAGCTAATATTTTATAAGGCCCATAAGGATCTGGCCTCCAAGTAACTTTAAAATCTTCATCTCCCAACACCCAATCTAAATAACCTCTTTGTATTTGACTTCTATTATCTTTACTTGATAATATTCTTGAACGTTGAGCATTAATAAGAGCTATATCAAAACGAGCTGAATGAGTGTTTAAAAATGCCTCTTCTATAGTTAAGGGATAATTTTGTATATGTAAATTATAAGCTTCATTATCTCCAGATTTTTGTATATTTTCTCTCTCAATTGTTAACTTTTCCTTTGCCTGTTCTGGTTTTTCTTTTCCTGTCTTAATATCAAAAAATCCATAATAAGCTCTATTGGCAGGAATAAACATTGGAACTAAATTATAAGCATCAGAACTATAATACATATCCATAAAATCTTTAGATGCTCTTGTAATATCACCACCAGTACCCCCAACAATAGGAACTCCAAATTGTATATCACCATCCATAAAACAAGCCTTAGATGACATATATGCATTTTTCAAATGTTTAAACTCTCCAGCTTCTTCAAATACCATAACAGCAACCCTTTCTCCTTTAAACACCTCTGGATTATCCATTGTCCTACAAATTATAGTAGATTGATAACCTCCTATTTCCCACTTCCCATCTTTATTCTTTTGCTTATAACCACTACGCCTAATACCATCAGTGTCTCTTAATATACTATGTTTAAAATTATCATGTAAAGCGTTTAATCCTTTTTTCGTTTTATCAAAAAATGCATCAGCTGTAGCTTGTAATCCAGCAGCAATACCTACATCATTATGAGGAAAGAAAGTAAACTCATGAGCTACCATACCAGAATTCATATAAGAAAATCCTTTATCCCTTGCTTTTATAACAATCATTCCCTTACCATCCTCTTTACATTGTTCAAATGTATCAAAATATTCATGATCCATTTGTCTATACCAAGGATGTATTAATGTTTTACGATTTCCTTTTGTTCCATCATTACCAAGTATCATATAATAATTTAAATAGAAATAATACTTACCAGAAATCTTTTTCATTCCTTTTGGTTTAAATCCATTAACACATCTATCTAATTCTTTAGCCCAATATTCTTGATAAGATATAGAATCAGTATTCATATCAGGATGGCCATGATTTGCAATAGGTCTATATTTCTGAGGATCAAATTTTATCTTAGCCATACTTAATTGTTTTATATTTACCTATTCCAAAAACACCGTACTTCTCTTCCCTTTTAGCAAGTTTATCATGATAAGCAATATCTAAATTAACATTATGTATCTTTTGAGCTAAATCATTATACACTTTAGCTTTTTCCATATTAGCTTTTTTATAATGTTTTTTATAAGACATATATAAATATTCTAAATCATATTTATTTTCTTTAGCCATTTATATTTTTTTATTTCCGCTATACTGATTTAACTTAGGTATTATTTTTAATTTATCAACCACAGTATCTACTTCCGTATTACCAACATCTCTTATAGTAAATGTGTCAACTGTAGGAACAGGCGTTGGATTAACTAATTTACTTCCTGATCCTGTAGAGTTACAACATTCTGGACTTGTAGCTCCATCACCATCAAAGGAACCATAAGTACTAGGAAAACTATGTAGATTATTTGTCGTTTCTAGAGTTACAGATAAAGGATATGTAGTTACCTTATAAATATCACCATTTGTGGTAGGAAAATAAATATCTCCATCATAACAAAACATAGTATATACAGAACTACTACCAGGTAAGGTGTTTAAATCAAAAGAATCTATTAAAGTTCCACTATAAGTATAATGATGAAGTGCACGTACTACTGGCTGACTGGATAAAAAAGACTCAACAGCTATAACAATAGAATTATCTGAGGGTCTATAAATAAGATCTCCTATACAAGCTAGACCATATGCGATATTAAACGAGCTGTTCACTCCAATTGTTCCACCAGCTTGAAGTTGTATTTCCGTAATTTTAGGAACATGTGGGGGGTCTACCCACCCATCAGCGTGTATCAAAGTGTCTTGGCTTTTTGAACATAATCCAGTCCCCCACCCAATACCTATTAGTTGGGGAATAGCATAATTAGCAGTATAGTGCTGAACGTATGATAAACTAGAAGTTGCCAAATCAATCTCCATTTTTACTATACCCTGAGTAGCGGCGGGGTTGGGAGCGCCAGTCCATGGCGTGACAAAAGTGTTATATACATAATTTCCATACTTGGCACAAGTACCTATAGACGATATCACGGCATTTCCTGGAAGATTTGCCTCAATAGCCGCCATATCATTTGCGTTAGCTATCTGTGTTGCGCCTATAGATGTCCCTGTAGCAATAGGGTTTGTTGCTATATGTGCTCCCAAATTGCTTCCTGCATAAAAAGTACAATCAAATGAAGTTGGACATTTAAACATTCTCACAGGTCTTACCGAACCAGTGGAACATCTATCCATTACCATGGGATTACCAGTTACAACATTAACTCCTGCGGCTATAGTATCAAAAACGGTTCCAGGAGGACCTGCTAAAACAGAAGAAGTCCAATAAAACGCAGATGCAGGGTGACTAATACTTGTGTAAAAATTAGCTATATTAGCCACATTATTAAATATAGAAGTAGGACTTAAATTCGATGCCAGCTCAAGCATTTCATGTAACGATGGGAGAAACCAATCTGTATGTCCATTGGGGCCGACATAATCAACGCATAACATGGCAGCTAGATCATGTATATCTAACACTGGATTCGTAGGATTAGATGTGGCCACACCACTAAAAGACGTTGGATATGAATTTAAATGGATGGTATTGCTATTACCGTCCCCAATAAGCTGGCTATTATCACTAGGTGATATTATTTCTTTATGTACCCCAAATTCTGCACCTGGTATAGCGTTTATATTACTTGTGCAATCAAATGGGGTTAATGGATTAAGAGTTGCGGGCAATACTTGAGCTCTTTGTGTCGTAGAAACATCAACAGGAGCAACTTCAAAATAATAATTTGTATTATTATTACCTTGCCCTGGAATGGAGAATATTATACCCCCGTCAGGACCAGTATCCCCTACTTGATAGGCTAAATTTGTAATTGGATTAATACAAGCCATAATTTAATTTTTGTTTAAATTAACATCCTTCTTTACAACGAGCTATTCTGGGTATTTTAAATCTTTTCATTTTATAATTCTTTTATTT